CCCCTCAATAAATTGAGGTGAAGCCTGATTTGTTTCAATCCCCGCAGTTATACCAATGTTATAGTTACCCATAGGTTGGAACTCATTTGGTATTGTAATTTGTATCCAAACATCAGGCTTTTGATTAATCTGCCCCAAAACCAATCTACTCACCAAATCATCATCAATTGGTGATATCAAAGCGTTTTGAGGTGTAGCACCCCATCTCTGAGGTAAAATCTTAACATCCCAATCCGGCCTTGCTTTTATCAAACTACGGACAAAGTCACGACTACGCGCACCGTATCCACTACGGGTTGCTATTGGGCAACTAACTATACATAACTTCTTCATACTTTTACTATTTCAAACTTTTTACGAGGTTTCCAATTTTCAAATACCACCTCCATTGATTCAATAAAGGTTTCACCCATTTTTTCAGCTGTCATATTACCAACACCATTTACAAATGCGTGCGCTAACATCCCCGCTTTTGCTCTTTCATCTGCTGGGGTATCATACCATTCCTTAATTGCGTTTCCAAAATCTCTGAAATCACATCTATCATCAAATATATAAGGTGTCAATGGTGAACCTTGCAATGAACGATTTGATGGCCATACAGGCTTTACCCACTCACCCCAAGTCAATCTACTCAAATAATCAGAACGAACATCGTGCAACGAACCCAATTCCAAATAATCATCTTCGGTTAAGAACTTACCATCCATTTTAAACCCACATTGGTCTTGCAATCCACCAGTAACATTTACCACAATTGGTAAACCAGCTCTCATCCCTTCACAAGTACTCAACCCAAAACCTTCATTGGATGTAAGGTTTACAATTATATCACCTGAGTTGTAGTACAGGTTTAATTCTTCAGTTGATATGCCAGGATTTGTAAATACATATTTACCACCACTGGAGCAATTCTTAATAACTTCAGGTATATCCGTTCCATTTTCATCTACAGGCTGTGTGTGTAAAAACAAACAAACCTTATCACGCTTCTCCTTTGGTAATTGCTGAACAAAACTATCAAAAGCAATAATCAAATCACCTGGTTGTTTTCTACGAATATTTCTATTGTTCCACAACACCACAAATTCCATATCATCAATTCCATACTTTTTCTTAAACTCCACCAATTTTTCATTATCTTTTGGTAGTGGTTTAAAATGTTCGGATACACCATGCGGTACATACTTAAATGTCCAATCAGGTAAATCCATACCATACTTTTTCAAACACCTTTTGTTGATACCATAAGTTTGTTTTGATATCGCCATCAGCAAATCACAACTTGCGTAATAAGGTGAATTCCAAACTGGGTCAGGTAAATCATCCCAAATATTATAATAAAATATTGGAATCATCTGCCTAAGTTCATGCTCCATTTGATACAACCATATCCAATATCTTGGGTCGGTAAAGTGTAGAATAGCATCAGGCTTTTCCACATTTATCAATTGACGAACAATATCAGGATTTCCATATCCATTAGTGCAGTATATTTTTAGATATGCATCCTCAACACCAGTTTCTTTTGCAGCATCCTGCGATACATCTAAAACCTTTCCGTTTTCTGGGTGATTTAATGCAGCACCTAATTGAACCCAATCGTATTTGTGTAGGGTTTTTAGGACAAACTCTTTTGATTGAGTTGCTATTCCACTAAATAATCTTAAATCATCTGAAAGAAGGAGTATCTTCTTTTTCTTTGGTTTGTTAGGGTCTATTTTCCTAAGCTTTGGTAATTTTAATTCCATAAATTTTCGTAACTAACTTTATTATAAATATTATTTTCTACCCAATAAAAGTTACTTTTGAACCAGTTATTTTCAACATTTTTTTGAAATGGGATAGTTCCCCGTGTGATATTTCTCCAAAATATAGAATCTTATCTGCGTTCCTAGCAATCAACTCATACTGATGCAGTTTTTGTGTTGCGTGATAAGGTTTTTCATAATACGATTCGGTCATTCCGCTGTATAGGTTCATTGGAGTGGATGCTAAGTTGTATTCAATATACTTAACACCCATTTCCAATGCCCATTTCTTAACCCACTTTTCAGCACCATTCTGATTACCTCTTGAAATCAATATTAGGTTATCACCATATAAATTCTTCAACTTAAAAACCAAATCTTTGATTTCCATTCGGTTTTCGTATCGTTCACTACCAATTAATGCTACCCTGGTCATAATCTTGCTCCTGTAAAATCTCTGTGTTACTTTCATCTTTTCTACGATAAATACTCAATAAAAAATCGGTTTTAATTCTATCAGTTTTTGGGCATAAATCGTATCTACTTTTAAAAGGACAAAACTTACACTGCTTATTACTAAATCCAGCAGTTGCTGGGAAATTGTTATCAACCCTATGAGAACCATCGTTATTAAAGGCTTCTTTTACAAAGTCCTCAAACATTTTAAGAGTTTTCTTTATAGTTCTACCCCCATTTGTTGGTGAAAACTTTTGTAATCGGGTTACATTATACATCATCGCCTCATTCAACTTTCTTTTCAAGATTAAATACTTTACATCAATCTTTTTGTATTCAATCCCAAATTGTTGTGAGAAAAAGTGTTTGTATAAAATAAGCTGTGCTGTTTTTGTTTCATCTGCTTTCTGATAACTATTCCAACCATTGGTGGATGTTTTGATATCAACGATTAAGATGTTACCTGTTTCAATTTCCTCAAAAACCAAATCTAAGTAACTAATCATTTTTATGTTTTCCATACCCTTTACTATGGGTTGGTACAACTTTGTTTCAATACCAAATAACTTCCACTTTCTGGTTGAAAATAACTCTGCCCTACTTTTCTTTAGCTCATTCAGTATTTCTATCCCATCCAAATAAAACTCATTCATTTGAGATTTTGTAATCCAATCTTTTAAATCAGGTCTATTTTCTAAAAGAGATTTATACTCCCTAGCCATTGTATCTCTTAACAAAGCCCCCAAATCCATTTCATCGGATTCTAATGGAGATTTTGTAAAAAGTATTTTTAACCACTCCTGAATAGTTTCGTGCATACTTGTCCCAAACAGCAGGTGAATAGAAGGCTCATCCTCTTTATGCCCATCCATATAGGTTAATTTCCATTTCTTAGGACAATTAATCCACATTGTGAACTGAGAATAAGAAACCCTCACATCGCCTGGAGACTCCGTTGGGGTTGTAAAATCAAGTATACTATTAAAACTATTTTTCATAATCAATCAAAAAAGCTGGGAATGGTTCTTGTCCATGCAAACCTAAAATATTGTATTCATAAAACTCATAGGCCTCTTCATAACTCATACCATCCCTCTCCATAAGTTTTGATAGAATGGCTTTAATTGAATAGAGTATTTTTGTATCACTACCCGCCTGCTCAACCCTACCTAAAATACAATCATTGAATCCATCCAATACAATCATACCCTCATAAACATCATCTAATATATTATTTTCCATTTTGTAAGTTTTGAATTTTTCTATCTAAGTACCACTTTGCTTTTAATAAATCTTCCAATTCTTTATCTTGATGCTTTTTTCCGGCACGGGATATGTACTTGACTGTATTACCCAAATGAAAATCTAAATCCCATGCTTCTATAACCTTAATTGCCTCATAAGGATTATCTACCCCACCATAATGATTGGGGTGGTTTACCATTTCTTTACTTTGCTGCATCTTTATACATTTTATCAATTTGAGAATCTTTAACTCCATACTTTTTTATAATACTTCTAACCTCATCCTCTGATAATATCTCTAAATAATCATCAGCTTCTCTGCTTGAGACCTCAAAGTACTTACAAATATACGAAATAATTTCTTCAGAAACAACATTCCCGCCAGATTTTTTTATGTATTTATCAAAAGTTTTTTTCTTTGGTAAAAAATCATAATATACCTTATACACCTCCCTAGCACCTAATTTTCCATTGGTGAATCTTTGAACTTCATTTACTAAATCAATGAATTCATAGTTCATACTCAACCAACGATTGGCAAGATAAACCGAAAACGATTTTTTATCAACATCCGAAAGGGATTCCCATTTCGTTTTGTTTTCTTTCAAACCACTTAAATGGTCAAAAAGAGTTTTAGCTTTTATCGTTCCTTCAGAACTATCACTTTTTTTCTTCGGGGGCATCGAATAAACCTTTTGGTACAAATTTTGGATGAACAGTTCCACACTCACTACAAACTACCACTGGGATAGGAATCATTGATGCTTTCCCATTTGGAGATTGAATCGCAGGTAGTTCTTTGAACATCATTTTTTCTTCAAAAAAGATACTATCACAATTTGGACAAGTAACTGTTTGAAGCTTCATCGGGTCTACATTGAACTGAATCGGTTGTTCATGTTGTTGGGGTGCTCCCCCTTTAAAATCTACTAATTTTGCCATTTTTATCCTTTATTTACATTAAAATATTTACAAACATTGCCATTACATTTATTTCTTTATCCACCACCAACGAATCCTTATATTGCGCTTCGGCTATATTAACAATTGTAGTTCCAACCTTATTTCCCGCATACTCATCCACCCTTTCATATAGGGATGAATACAACTTTGTATAATCTCTTACTTTTGAATCTGCCAATATTTGACGAATCTGAGTAAACTTACTTTTAGTATCTACTCCACTTTTTAAGATATCCACAATTTTTTCGGAATAGGTTGATTCAATGCTGGATTGTTTATCAATAACCAACCTACCATTAATAACCTGTCGCTGTGCAGCGTTTATTACCCTACGAATATCGGGGTATCCACTATTAACAATAACCGCAAGGTCTTGCATTTCAAATTGAATACCCTCATTAATTAAGATATCATTCAATCTTTTAGCCACATCTTTTTTAGTTGGTGGTATAATTTCAAATGTTTGACATCTACTTTGAATTGGGTCAATAACCTTTTCAGGATAATTACAAGTCAATATAAACCTCGTACTCTTACTAAATGTTTCCATTAGATTACGAAGAGCTGCTTGTGCATCTCTTGTTAGGTAATCAGATTCATCCAATATTACAACCTTCCAAGTCCGAAATCCAACCGATGCTGCAAATCCTCTGATTTTCTCTCTTAAAGTATCAATACCCCTTTCATCGGATGCGTTGACATAAAGATAATCACAATCAATAGCATTTACTATAATTTTTGCTAATGTGGTTTTACCAGTCCCCGCATCACCATGTAGTAACAAGTGCGGAACATCATTGTTTTCTATGTAAATATTAACTTTTTGTATGATATGTTCATTACCAACATATCCCTCAAGTCCAGATGGGCGATATCGTTCTACCCATAAGCTATTTTCATTATTACTCATCTTCCTACTTCTTTTAAATATGTTTCTTTTGCTTTTTCCCAGCTCATTCCTATGATATCTACATAAAAAAGTGCTTCGGGTTTAATTCTTACTTCATCAAACAGAGGGGTGTATCTGCGAATTGCTTTAGGTTTCCACCAATTTATAGTATATTCATCACCTTTAACAAACTTATCCTTCATAACCAATTTATCTTCTTCTATTTCCCCCTTCAGAAATTCGTTACCATTTTCGTAGAATGGTGCAAGATACACCCCCTGTTTGAAGAAAAACATATTATTTCACTTCAACTAAAAAGTATTCTGATTTAAAACCTTCACTCTCAAATGTACAATGCGCCAAACCCGCAGTTGCGATTTTTAGATTAGCTGCTTTTGGAGCCCGGTTCGCATTTAGGATTTCTTTCAAATACTTTGCAGAAAATGAAATAGGCCCAACCGAATCTTTGGTGCAAGTACAATCAACCTTAATAGAAATTCTATTTGAGTTAATCTTTGAATACCCCAAAATAATCTCACCCTTACCATCTTTACATTGGAAGGTAAAAGTATCGGAATCACTTAAAGCGCCTTTTGACTTGATGAACCTACTAATAAATTCATCACTCAAAGTGATTTCAGATTCAAAATCAGGCACCTGTTTGATATCCGGCACAGCAGGAATAACTGATAGGTCAGCCATCATATAGTTCACCGTAGTTGAATTATCGGAGAACTCCAATGCAGCACTTCCCGCAGTTACATTGATATTAGCATCCAACACACCTAATAGATTTTTGAGTTGGGATGTAGTATAGACACCAAATTCACCATCAGCAAATTCAGCATCTTCAGATGTAACAGTTCCCAATAGGGTTTTATCATCTGAAATGAATTTAACACTCATACCAGTTTTATCTGATACGATTTTTACCGATTCAATCTCACCACCTAAATTATAGCGGCTTATGAATCCCTCTAACGAAGATTTTTTCATAGTTTTTAATTTTTAAAGTTTATACAATATACGAAATTTTTATCAATTATCCAAACATTTATAGAAAATAATTTTACGATTTTCACCAGTTGGTTTTACAAACTTTTTAGATAACTCTTCCGAATTATCCCATTTCATAGATGATGATTTATGTTCAGGTAAGCCTGCTGTAAAACCAATAGATTGCCAATTATCTGCTTTATAAACTGCTCCAGTATTACCACCCGCTACAAATGTAATG